ATTGTTGTAAGGTAAATGAATAGCAAACATTGTGTCCTTTGTTGCTTTGCGTTTTTCTTTTGGTATTGATAGGAATGCAAAAGTGCCAGCACTTGCACAAATTCCATCAAATGTTATACTTACGTTTGTTTGTTTTGCTAAATAGTTGTAAATTCGCCACGCTTCATCAACGTAACCGCCATAAGTGGAAACTACAAACTCAATTTCTTCCGATGCATTAGCTTTCACTATGCCCATAATTTCGGCAAGTGTTATTTCGAAGCCAATATCTCCATTAAGAATTATTTTTTGCATAATAAATTTTTATGCAAATATAAAACGAGTTTAAAAATAAATTAGTTGCACGATATTTACACTATCGTTTTTACCTTAACTATTATATTTCTAATTCTGTAATAATGTTTTTCGTCTAACCCTATCTTGTCGCATATTTCCCAATGGTCTAATCCAACTACTTTTAAAGCATTATATTTTTCTATTACTTGAAAATAATATAATAATGTGCCTATTTTATGTTTGCTTAATCCAGCATTTGCTAATTTATCAATTATATCTTTGCTCATAATAAATATTTTTCTAAGTAAAATGTTTTATTACTTTTTCTACTTTATGATTTTTAACTATTTTATGTATTTCAGTAAATTCTTTTTCTTCTAAATAATGGACTTTCATATAACTTCTTGGCAAGAAATCTTTTGACCTCAACACACCTAAATGTATGCCGTGATGTGGTCTGTAATATAATTCATTCCCGTCTGTTATTTCTTTTTCCAATCCATTAAATCCTAAACCTATTCTTATTAATTCGTAAAGTATATGTTCGTTTCTTATATTTTCTATTTTTGGCAATTCAATTAAATATAATAAATTGGTTTCAATAGCTCTGTTAATTACTTTGTCCATTTTTTCAAAATATTCCTTACATTTGATAAAATGAAGTCCTGTCATCTGTTTTCCATTTGGTCTTATTCCATTCGAGAATGGAAGTCCAATGTTATCACAATGCTTTAAATGGCTTTCAGCAATGATTTCTTTTTCTTTATACATTAAAAAATCAATATCGCCTATATATGCAAAATCAAATCCTGTAAAATGTTCTTTTGGAAGTAAAAATCTTGTGGTCTTTTTAAATTGACTTTCAATTATTGGCATTTCCTTTTTATAGTTTATCAAACTAAAATTTTCAACAATTTTAAAATTTCTATTTACTAAAATATTCAATGCTTCTTTTACTCGTTTTGGAACTTTTTTCTCTGTGAAAATCTTAACAAAAGCATTAGGTTGTGTTTCCAATACTGAATAGATATAATATGGAATATCTTCATAATATATATCATCTCCAAAAACATAAGTTGTAAATAATATCTTATACATATAGCCAAAAATTAGTTACTTTATTCATATAATCAAAAACCTCATCTGCTATAATATTGCAGTCTTCATCTCTTTTTTTATATTCTAAATTTATTGCTTTCACAATATCTTCAATAGTTTTATATTTAATTGTGTTTGGTAGTGAGTTTGGATTGTGAATTACTCTACGCCCCATAAGTCCCATTTCTATTATCGTATTACTGAGCCCATCTTTTGGGGTTAATCTTAATCCAACAAAACACTTCTTATAGAACTCTTGTATTTCTTCTTGTGAATATTGACCATTTGTGGTTCTAATAATTTCAAATCTTGTTCTTTTTTGTATTTCAGTGAGTAGTTCTTCGCCATACTTAACACCTTTGCCATAAAAATAAATACATTCTGCGTCTTTTTTAGAATATACATTCTTAATTAATGGTGCTGGACATATAGGTATGTATTCGCTCTCTAACCCATACGTTAATAAACGTTCTTTTACATTTGAAGATATGGCTATAATACGATGCTTAATCAAGTCATCAGTATATTGCTTATAGCAACGCCCAAAATAATCGACATCACTCCCAGCAAATAATATTACGGCTTTCCCCTTGTGATTCTTTACACGTTCGTAATCCTCAGCTCTGTAAAACCCAAAAAATAAAGTCGCTTTATTTTCTTTTTGATAACTCTTTAATTTAAATTTATCTTTCATCCTTTTTTGAAATCCTAAAAGAGTTACACTTGTCGCTATTTGGCTTACTCTTTGTATCTTATCGTCTATGTTATTCAATACAAAATCAAATCCTGTATATTTATCAGCCCATTCTTTATTTATTTGTCCAATTTTGATTAATTCTTTTTTAGATAGTTTTAATAACTCTTGTAGTTTTTCTTTGGCATTGGCTTCATTTACTAAAATGACTGGTGCTTTTGGTAGTTTTTTATTTCCAACTAAATTGCCACTTGCTAAAACAACTGCTCCTAATTTCATTGCTTCCAATCCACTCTTGCCAATACCTCCTGAATATCCTTCTATTTTCATTTGCTCTGCTCTTGACTTGTTTATTATCTGGTCAATAAATATCATTGCCTCTGCTTTTTTCTCAACACATTTATCCCACGCCAAACCGCTTAATACATCTAATTTAATATTCAACTCTTTGCATAATTTTCTAATTATAGAAGTTCCTTTTTCATCTGTATCTACTTTCAGCCCTGCGGAGTGGCATACCTTAATTTCTTTTTTAGTTTCCATTTCATGCACTGGCAAATATTGATAATATAAATCATATTCTTTTATGAAGTCAGCTTTAAAATCTAAACAATCAGGCATAAATAAATACTTAACATCTTTGCACTTTTTAAGTTCGGTGTTAATTCTGTCATTATTTAAATATCTATCTTTAAAATACCAGTGGTCTGTAATTAAAAATGTTACTTTGTAATCCGCTAATTTCTTTTTAATCTTGTCTAAAATCGGAAGCAAGTATTGAACACCCTTTGCTCCAAATAATAGTAGTTCTTTTGCATTTTTTAAATAGTCAAGTGTTTCTTCTTTATTATCTACGTAAGTAATAAAGTCATAAAACATTTTATCAAAATCCTCACGCCTACGATTATACATAATTGTCTTTGCATTCATATAATTGGCAATAAATGAAACACCTGCATACGAGCTGTCTAAGCTCCAAATGACACGCCCATTATTGTATCCTTTTATTTTTTTATCAAAAATTTCTGGTTCTTCTTTTGTTTCTACAATTACTAATTTTTCTTCTGTTGGCAAAATTGATTTCACTGCATTAAAAGGTAATTTGTTTCCAATAACACTCTCAACACCCTCGTGTATTAATAGACTTGGAAATATGTTTTGCGTGTGTCCCCCAGCGTGCATATACCTTTCTGACATATAATAACCTACACCGCTTCCATTTTTGAAGTCAAAATCAGAAGGAATAGGTTTAACTTCCCACTCCATACGTTCAAAAAACGCTCTATTGCATACAAAGTTACAATCAATTTTATTCAAATGATGTAGTTTATACCGCCCAAAGTCCATATTTGGAGCCGTTTTGTAATACATTAATCGGTGTGCCTCAACGCAAAATGTATTTAATACTTCAATTTTGTTGCTTGTGGCTAATATTATACTTGTTAAATTCCAATAATCAGCCGTTGGGATTGTATCATCATTAAGAAAATGCACCAAATCAAATGTTTTTTCTTTTAATATTTGCCAAATATCGTTATATAAAGCCCACAATAACTGCTTGCCGTGTGGTTTTGAATAGTTATACCAACTGAATTTATAGTCTTGTAAATGTTCTTTGCATTTGCTGTAATCAGAACCGCACCCGTCTTGGAATATTAAAACCTCGCAATCCTTTGGAATAGTCTTTAATACTTTTAAAAGTAATTCGGGACGCTTATATGTCGGAATGCATACTATCATTTTGCAAATTTAATTAAATTTTATATAATACCAATACTTTTATTATAATTATTTTCAACTAATTTATTACTCATTTCTTCAACCATTACAATTGGTGCTGGCATTTCTTTTATTGCATTTACCAGCATTCTATTAGTTTCAATTTGTGTTTCTGCCTTTATAGTTTCGTTTGCACTAACTACACTTCCAATAGTTCCACCTGTTGCCATAATAGGCACTCCTCCTCCTGCTTGATTTATTGCTGATAACTCTCGTGGAAACATTGCTACTGAACGTTTGTTTATTATTGCTTCTCCTCTTTCTGCCTCAATAAGTGTGCCACCCTGTGAGTGTGGCTTTCCTCCTACCATCATTCCTTTTTCTGCCTTTGAAACTTTTGTCAGTTTTGCTTTGGCAACTCCAAATGCGGCAGTTACTGCTGCTATTTTTATTGCACTTGTTACTATATTCATTGGAAATGGCTTTGACGATTCACTTGAAACGCTTTCAAATAAAGCAGAAATTAATCCCATCATTATTCTTTTTTCAATACTATCTAATAACATTGCCAATGTATGCCTAAAAAATTTACCTATGCTTTTATCTGCCCCTGACATCATTTGTGCAAATAAATCTCCCATTCCTTGTGCTAATGCTACTGCTTCGTTAATTTGTTCCTCTTTTAATCGTTTTTCTTCTTCTATTGTTGCTTTGGTGTCATCTGCTACTTTTTGATTTAACTTAATTTTATTATCTGCGACTAAATTATCATATTCCATTTGCTTCTCAGCAATATCAAGTCCATTGGCTTCCATTATTGCCATTTCACCTAACATTTCAGCTTGCTTAATTTTTAATAATTGTGCTTGATATTCTTCCTCCGATGTAATCTTTTTGCCTAAATATTCAGTTTGGTTTGCATACGCTTGTTTTAATAATAACTCTTCTTCACTTATTCCATTTTTGAAAAATGTCATTCCTGCTTCATATTCTTTTTGTTTCAAGTCCTCAACAGATTTTTCATATTCAATCTTTAACGATAACAACTCATTGTTTTTTTGTCTTTCAGCGTTGGTGTATTCTTTTGAAGCAACTTTTAGTGATTTTTTTTCAAATTCCCAAGTATCATTAATCTGTTTTACTTTTAAATTGTATTTTTCTTCATCGCTTTTGGATATTAATAAATTATATTCTGTAATTAATTGCAATTCTTCAAGAGCCAAATCTATACTCTTTTGTTTGGCTTCATTGTATTTGTCTCTTTTTTCTTTTTCTTCTGCTAAATATTGGTTTTGCACATTTAAACGTTGCTCCCCTAATGTTTTCATTTGCATATTAAATTCTCTTTCAGCAACTTCCTTTTCTCCAAGTATTTTCATACCTAAATCTCTTTGTTCATCTGATATCGTATTTTGCTTTTTAGCATAATACATCGCTTGCTGTGTTGCTTTATCTAATCTTTTTATATCTTCTTGTAGTAATGCTTCGTTAAAATGTTTGTTTCTGACAACTTGGTCTCCAACTATCATTTGAGTATATGATATATATTTTTCATCAGCTCTCATTTTTGCTTCCAATTTTTGTGCTTCGTGCAATTTTTGTTGATATTCAACACTACCAAACATCTTTTTAAATTCTTCTATTGTTAAATTATGATTTGCTTTCAATGATTGTTCTTCATTAGCAATACTCTCATCTATTAATTTTTGTCTTGTATTTAATTTCTGTATTTCTAATTTTTCTATTTCTTCTAATGCCTTTTTTCTTACTTCTTTACTATTTAATTTATTGTATAATAATTCTTTTTCTGATGCTATTTGCCTATCTATTACTTTAATTTGATATTCTTCTGCTCTTTGCTTGTCTTGTATTAAATCTAACATCTCTGCATATCTCTTGCCTTCTTCATACGCTGTTCGCATATTACTTAATAAATTACTCCAATCTCCATTTGCCACACTTCTGAAAAAAGCATTCGTTGCTTCTTTTCCACCATTCATAACTTCTTTTATTGTGTCCCCAAATGCTTGTGAATTTTCCTTCATTTTGTCAAAAGCACCCATTAATAACTTGCCAGCACCAACAACCAATCCTAATGTCCCTGCAAATTTCATTAATTGACCGCCTACATTCTTTATTGCTCCTCCCGCCTGTCCCATTACTGTCGGATAGTTCCCTACATTCCTTTGATTGTTTCCTATTGAGGTGTCTAAATCTTTTATTTCTGTATCTAAGCTATTGATGTTTTTTAACATCTCTTGCCCTATTGGACTTTTTCGCTCCTCGTCTGTCATTGATTTATATTCGTTTTTCAATTTAGATAATGCCAAACTCATTTCCTTCATTGATGTTGGTATTGCTTCTTGCTCTTTTAGTAAAAGTTTATTTTGTGCTGTTAGATTTGATACTTCTAATTTGTTTTTATCTATCTTTTGAGTGTTTTCTGCTACCTGTTCGCTATATTTTTGAAAGGAAATCTCGCCAGCATCATACGACTTTTTTAATAACTTATTTTCTGCTGTTAGATTTGAATTTGCTAATTTTAACCTTACTATGCTTTCGGTATTTTGCTTTATTGTTTTATCGGCTTTTAGCATTGCCTTATCTCTTGCTTGGTCTGAATGAGTGTATTCCTTAACTCCTTTTGTAAGCAATTTAATTTCTTTTTCTGTTGCTTTAATTCCCTTATTCAACTCCTCAAACTTCTTTGAACCTTTGGCTGTGCCTTCAAGTTCTTTATTCTGTTTTTCCAACAAGTCTTTTAATTCTTTAATCGTTTTTGCTGACTTGCCAGCATCTATTTCTATGGTTATTATTTCTTTCATAATCGTATTGCTTCAATGGTTGATAATTCATTTTCACTTGTAAAGTTTATTTTCTAAATAAAAAAATAAGCATTCAGTTGTCTTATATAAACAGGTGTTAATTGCTCACGAATTAAGTCGCTTGTATTTAGATGTGCTACAATAGTATATTTTCTGTATCTATCGAACATAGAAACAAAATCTGTATAATATCTTTCAGCTAAAAACGTCCAATCTAAATTAAAATTTTGATAATCTGTAAACCAAACATAATTTATATCTGTAACATTTACATCTGCAAGTCCATCTGTTATTGTAATTTGGTCAATTGTCTTTCGTTCAAATAAAAGGAAACGTGGTTTTAATTTCTCCCATTTTGCAGACTTCTCACTAATCAATGGCACTCTACATATCTCAAAAGCATTGCCCCCCTCTGTAAAGTCCTCTTGTAGCGTTCCTGCTGTTATATCTTTTAATATTATCGTTTCCTGTGGCAATGGTTGTTTATCCACTTCTACATTATACCCGCCATAGTTTTCATCTATATCTTTGTCATTGGTGTATTGAAAAAGATTATTCCTGCCATACACTCCATATATATCAGTAATTTCATAACTTACAAATTTAGAACTCCAATCGTCTGCAAGATTTAAATTTTTATATATTTGATTGAAATAATTAAGTATAAATTTCTCATTAAGGAAATCAAAATCTAATATAAAACCTTTTTTCTGAATTAATGATTTAATAAATTCTAACGCTGTAATATTTGGCAATAATTGTGTGCTATCAAATTCGCCGTCAAATTGAACATAAGATTTATTTAAAACTACATCTCCTGTTGTATAATGAGCAAACCTACCTAATCTATCTAATAAAACAACCCCACAAGATATAACAACGTAAAATGAAATTTTAATCATTATTTTATCAGTAGTATCTATTGCAACTCCTTCTGCTTTTAAATTAACATCATTAATTTCATAAAGCCCGTCCATATTTGTTGTTAATCCTGTTTCATTTAGTATTTCCCATTTTGCTAATTCTGTTTCAGCACCTACTGCATCTACTTTATACAATCTAACTCTTATTGATGTTATTGTTAAATCATTTTCTTCAAGTTTATTATTGTAATATGATTGACATCTATACCCAAATTTATAATTTACATCAATATCGTAATTGCCTAAATCATTTACTTTTATTTCGTCTGTCCCATTCAAGTATCCATCTCCTGTTACAGATGTAAATTCATCATAAGAACTATCTGCAATCTCAATTATCGGGTGGTCTGAAACATTCTTTTGATTTGTTGATGCTGTATTTATTGCTTCTATTTTTTTTATATCAATATTATTATTACTAATCAACGGCATACACATACTATCAATCAACTCATCATCTGCGAAGTCCCCTGTTATTGTTATTCCTGTTTCATCTTCAATAAGTTCAATTATCTTGCGTGCTTTGATTGCTGGAACTAATCTTTTTGCATTTATTTTATTTGAAGTTATAAACTCATCTTCTTCCCATACATCTGTATTAGCAAACATAAAAAATACATCTTCTGTTTCACAACTCTTTACTATCTCGGTTAAATTCCATTCTATATTTAAAGTTTCATCTATTAACTCATTAATTTTTAGTTCTTTTAAAACATTTTGAAGTAAAATTGCTCCAAAATATACTTTTAAATGAACTTCTTTGTCAGTGAATTTTAACAATCTAACATCACCATTGGTTACAAGTTTAATTCCATTATAAAAATAATTACAAGTAATAGCTGAGTTCCATATATCAGAGTCCTCGTGGTATTTTTCTGTTTTATCAATGATTATAGTGCCAGACATACCTGCTCTTTTGTCATTCAAATTGTTTAATTCATTTGATATAAAGGAAAGCGGTATCGTTATCTCGGCTTCTGTTAGTTCATTATTTAGATATAATTTACCTTTCATTGCTTGGGTATTTTATTTTAATAGTTAATTTTCCATAATCGGCTGTGTTTTTTAAATTCCAATTTGACAACTCAATATCTACTTTTACAAATGAAGTCAAGTCATCATTGTCATCTAATATTTCAACACATTCACTTCTTAACATTTGTCTAAAGCCCTCTGCGTTTATTTTCTCAAAGGTGGTATTTGCTATTAATACTTTGTTATATCTTTTTTCAGTTACTACCAACTTGTCGCCATACCTTATATTTTCAAGTGGTTTTTCATAAGAATTAATGGTCTGCACTTCTGGGCTTTCATTTACTTCTTTGTCAAATAGCCACTGGTCAACACCACCCAAATCATTTTTCCAACGAAGAAAAATAGGGTCTGCGTATTGACAACACTCAATCTTAATGTCAAGTTCTTCTGTTCTAACGCCTAAAATATAGGCTTCTGGTAAAAGGTCTGTTATATCACTCATATAATTTATTTTTTATTATGCTGGATTTGCTTCAGGTAAAATAGGGTCAGGGTCTGGTGGAACAATAGTTCCCGAACCAACTCCATAACCACACGCCACATAATCGCATTCTACATAATTAACTTCTACATAACAATTATCTTCACAATCATTTTCACTTATTGAAAGTTGAATTGAAAAATATTCATCTGTGCAAGTCGGCTCATCTATGTTTAAGTTTTGAAGTCCAAAGTTATTAGCGTTTTGAAGTGCAATCGTTTCGCTGTCCCTTGTTACCTTGTTAATATTTTTATATTTCTGTATCTTGTTTAATTGAAGTGTATTATTTATGAATAAGTAATGTGCGAAATAACTCAAAGTAAATGGAAAACCAACAAAGAATTTAGGTTCTGCAAAAGCTGTTAAGAATTTAGTATCTCTACTGAAACTCATTTCATATTGCTCCATAATGTTATTGTAAATCAATCTCGGTGGTTGCAAAGCTGAATAAAGATATTGCCAATAACTTGAAGCTGTTAGCCAAGACCCTTCGTAATCCTTCCAAACTTCCCTGTATTGAATATAAAACAACCCGCTATTGCTCAAATCCTGCGTTATCGGGTAGTCATAATCTATTTGGTTAATCTTAGAACAGATATTTCTTAATGCACTTGAAATATTAATCGTTACAAGTCCTGTGCTGTCTGGTGTGCCTAATAGATAATGTTCATATTCGGTATAATTTACATAGCCATAAAACAATTTAACTTGCACCTCATAATTTTTTCTATCTATTGCTACATTCACAAAGCCACCCGAAGTATCTGAAATATAATCAATATCAACATCAATATAATTAACCCCATCAGTTCCTATTCCTATATCAGTTATTGTCCCACTATCTGCATACACACCTGAACTCAAATAAACACTTGAACCAAGTGAAAATGTTATTAATCCTAATGATTTAATTCTGCAATAACTTGAACCATTATCAGTTACGGTATATACTGAAATATCTTTACGTTGAAATTCAAACATTGTAGGATTGCGAATTGCGTTTAATGTTAGAGCAAAGTCATCTATCAAAATGCTTTCCGTTGGAATTGACAACTGAACTAATATCTCGGGCTTTGTTATTATTTGGATTGCCATTGTTTAAATATTTTATTAATTTCTAATTTTTCCTCTTCCATAAATTGCTTAGCTATTTCAGTTGTCATCTTTTGCATTTCTTCATCGCTGAAAACACTTGACACTGGTTTTACAAATCCATTAAACGTGTGTCCTGTCCTGTATTGAAATGAACCGCTTTCAGCTATTTTCCTACATACTAAATAAGCAAATGAACGTCTGCGAGCTTCACTCTCAAAACTTATACCTTTGTCTATTGACCATTGATAAATAACATTTGAAGGAGGAACGCCACCAGCACCTCTCCCTCTGTCAAGATATTCAACGTGGTCTGCTCCATATACAACTAATTTAGTTGGTGTCGCTTCATAACCAAACTCTTTTAAAGTTTCGCCACTTGCCTTTTGTCCTGCTTCAATGTGAAACTTCTTCAACTTACTTACAAAGTCATTGCCATATTTCTCTAATGTAGGTTGAAAGTTTAACATAAGTCATCTAAATTTAATACTTTAATTTTCATTTCACACGTTACACCTGCAACAAAATCAGTGAACATCTGTAATTGTGGTGTTTCAGTTACTTTGATTTGCCAAGTCTCGTTAGTTCTGAACGTTTTTACATTATTAACTGAATAATCTCTTAACGCTTTGATAAAAGTGTATAACTTCGCTTTCATCTCTTGCACGTGTCCATCGTTTGTCGCACTAACAGGATTTAAATAATCTTTTTGTTCTAATGATTTTAACATTGCAAAACTCAAATCTATTGTCCTGAACTGGCTCTCATTTGGAAAATCTAAATAATTCTCAACAATGTTAAACATAAAGACGGCTGGGTATGTCGCATTTAAAGATTTATAGTTTTGCAACCAGCCCTCGCCATAATAAAACGACAACTCTAAGTCATCGCATATTCCTTTGATAATACTATAATACATTTTGTTTCATTTTTATGTAAGTAGAATAATTTACATCTAATTCTTTTTTTACCATTAAGACAAAGTCATATAATTTCATTTTCTTAACCGCCTCGTGTTTTGTAATATCTCCTTTGGCTATTATATCAATAAGTGAAATCCAAGAATAGTCATCTTGCAAAGATACACTCGCTTTGTCAGGTATTCTAAACTTATCACCAATCTCTTTAATCTTATTTAAAAATTTTTCCATTTGCTCAATATATGATTTTGCAGTTTTTAAAATTAAATACGATTTGCAAATATATAACTTTTTTTTTGAAATGCAAGAAAAATTATTAATTAATTCACAAGAAAAATAATAATTAGCATAATTAGTGCCGTTGATAAACAGCTCAACAGAACACTCGCCAATGTCTTCAGGTGCTTCGTTAAACATTATCTCGCCTTTGAATTCGGATAGTTCATTGCACCTTAATAATGGTTGTATTTCAAAAAATGGCTTATCGTTTATTTTCATAGTTTATTAAATAAACATATTTGTATTTTATCTTTTAATCCAACATAATCTATTTCACATTCAATTTTTTGACTTTTTAAGTTATGATTAATATGTTTAGTAATTATTTCAAATAATTCATTTGCTTGATTTTTTGCTAACGCCTCTTTTATTGGAAAATTTGACATTTCTGCAATTTTTTTTTGTCTTTTTTTCTCAAAATATTCTTTTATTGGATTTTCAAACTCTGGAATATATGGAATTTCTATTTCTTTCGTTCCACTCCAAACTTGTTCGCATGATGCTTTTATAGATTTTTTCATCATTATCTTTTCTTTTTCTTCCAACCAAATTTGTGCTTGTGCTTCTAATTTGTCAATCCTTTTTTCTAATTCTTCAATTTTATTCATATTTAATTATATTTTTGTTTATAACTTTGGTGCATACTTTCACCTGCTAATTGGCTTTTTATTCCAACACTTGAACTTCTATCCTCAATGGCATAGCGTGTTGCGTCGACGCTGTGGTCTTCTCCACAAAACTTACCTGTAAATTGTCCTTGCTTATTTAATTCGTGTGTCAATTCTCTAAACTCTTTAATTACATTAATTGAGTTCTTTGTTATGTGTATCTTTTTACCTTGTAAATAACTAATTCCAGCAGATACAGAACCAGCTCGTTTCTTTGCTTGATAAACATTAACTCCATTAGCGAGTAATTCAGTAATCATTCTGCGGTCTTCACTATCTGCGTAAATTCTGCTATTATTATGTTCTTTGACTTTGTTAATTAATTCCAATGTGTTTAATCCACTACGATAAAACATTTCTTCAATATAAATATTGTCATCATAATCTGCGACTTTAACCATACAACTCGGTGCTACATATCCAAAGTCAAGTCCATACGTAAATTTAGCGTCTGTTGGAAAGTCATCAATAAGTATTATCTGCTCGGGACTGAAAACAACACCCTCACTGCTCCCATATTCGCAATCAATATGTATCTTTTTAAAATTCTTATCTTTGGAAGCTCTTAACTTAATCCTCTCAACTTCATAACTCGGCAAATATGGATTGTCTAAGTAATTTGATTTAATTACTATATTGTCTTTGTAAAATTCCAACCAGTCCTCTAACCAAAACTTACGTGTCGGATTAAAGTCGGCAAGTATTATCTCGCTACGTCTTGCCAATTCGTCCCATACATCTTTTTTCAATGAATTTACCTCGTTGCCATAAAGTAAATAACGCCTTGCTCCAAGTGCTTTGTCTATCCTATCGGCAGAAAAAAACTCAATTATAGAACCATTTGGAAAACTAAAAAATGATTTACTTAAATTAAATGGTATGTTTCCTGTCAATTCCATACTTTCCAAAATGGTCTTTGCATATCTAATTACTCCAATATCTAAATGTGGTTTGCTCTCAGATACAATAGTGAATATTTTATTCTTTTGCTTTATTGCTAAATAGATAATAAATATCATTGTGTCAAACGTTTTCGAACTTCCACTTCCCCCCTTATGAATTATGCAGTTTTTACCACTTTCAAAAGCATTATTTGTCTTGACAAATATATTAGCCGTGTTTAACATTTTGGAGTGTTGATTTGAACTTTAATCTCTTTGTCATCTGTGTCGTTATTCTTAACCATTGACAACGCTTCTAATTCTTGTTTGTTAGAACAGAGTTTATATAGTGCTATTTGTGCTGAGAAGTTATTGTCTTTATACCATTTGCCTCTTAGGTTGTTCTTAATAGCAATTTTGTTTTTTTCAATCTTATCTTTTAATTCGTTGTATTCGTTGCAGTCAATAGGAAAGTGTCTGTAAAAAGTAGTCTTGTCGCAAGGAAGCATTGCCACTATATCCTCAATGAAAATAATCATTGAACTTTTAGTAACGATGTCCAATGCTTCATTAAACAATTTTTTCTTATCATATGCCATAATTCTGCAAAGATAATCATTTTTAATTAAATAACAAAATTAATTTATTTTTTTCGCAATTTTAACGGCTCTTTAACTCTTTATTAGTGCAATTAAAACTGCACTAATGCCGTAGTTGGCAGCAATATTAAGACTGTCGTAAAATTCGTTCATATTCCTTTTCTTCGGATTCATTAATTATTAAGGGTAAACAATAGTGCCGTGATATTGGTTTGCCATGTATACAGTATGCTTGTTTACCTAATCGCATCGTTTTTAATGTCTTATATTTAGTTGGAATTTGAACACCCTTTTCCCATTGCTCATCTCCACTTGTATTGCCAAGCCACACCTCTCCTTTTTTTAATTCATGAGAGCATGAGGTATGTTTATAGGCATCCTCAGTAAAATATTTTTCGGTTATCCACTCATAACCCGGACGAGCAACAATTTTATCACATTCACACATAATTTCTAAAAATACTGCTGCCAACAATCAATAAACCCAATGCAGCAAGGCAGCGTTTTGCTTCGTTTATAGTGCAGTGGGTTGCTGCACTGTGTTTATTTTTACCGTTATTTCTTATACGTATCAACAACAAACGTAACATTCCCTTCAAGTCCTTTTAACATCTGAAACTTCAATTGCTCTTTGCCCTGATAGTCTGTTAATAACTCTTTGTTGTCAGCTATAAACTGATTAAAGTCTGCAATACTTATTACTCCGCCACCGATTACAAAGTCGGGTGCTTTTTCGTGTTTCTTAAATGTTCTTATTCCTGAAATGTAAATTTTTTCTACCATAATTTAATTTATTGATTTGTAAATTTTTTCTCCATTAACTAACGAAACTTTTGCTGGCGGAAATGTCCTTATAGAAGATGTGCCTAATATTTCATTTTTAAAAGAAACCCAAGATTTGTAAACCAGCGTTCCATTTTGTAAATAGTTTTTTAATTTTTTGTTTTCAATTCGTTGTTTTTCTTTATACTCTTTAAAAGGCATCTCTTTGGGTCTTTTAATAATAAAGTTTAATAAATTTTCCATATTTGATTTTTATTTTAATTGTTTCTACAAAAGTAATAATTCTTTTTTAATCCACCAAATTTAATTTAAAGTTTTTTGAATTTATCTTTAACAAATCTACAATATTCACAGAAATATTTGTTTTCTTTTGGGTTCATTGGTTTGATCAACTCTTTCATTTCTCTCCCACACTTCGGACATATATTGTCCTGCTTTATTAGTTTTGGTTTCATTTTCATATTATTTGTTTTAATTGTTTTTATTTCATAGTTAGCGAACATACCTTGCGTGAGCTTGGCAGAAAGTCCCAAACTCTGTTCGAATTATTACGCTTGGGTGGCATCCACATACATCGCATTTAGCAAGGTACGATTCGCTAACATCGGCTATATAACCAATGCTTCGTTTATCGCTTCTATATCACTTAGTTCAATGGCGTAGTTGCATTTATTCAACCCTGCTGCATCTATTTTGCTTTTCAGCATTTTCAAACATTCTGTTGGTGTCATATCTTTATATTTTAATTGTTAAATTGCATTTTTGCCGCCACATAATTCATTGAGTTGTTTATATAATTTTATTCCAGTTTCATACCATTTTAATTGTTCTTTTATTGCATTTATTTTAATTTTCTTTATTCTTGATGCAGAATTTCCCCATTCTTTCAGTTGCTCATCATTACCTATGCAAAATTCTTTACAACCTATTTTATCATATAACTCTATATAAATTTTTTCTAATTCTTTTTTTATCATATCTTCATTTGTTTATTGTTTTTATTTCGTAGTTAAAAATCACTATATATACATTTGTAATTATATCCTAACTTATCTATAAAGTGCAATACAAATGATACTACCTTATTCTCTGCTACTATCATCAGAAATTTGCCTCCTATCTTGCCTTCTATTCCATATTCTTTTTCTTTGTATGCTTCGTTATTAAGAGTTATTTCGTATATCTCTCCGTAATTGTATATTTCTCCTTCTTTGAATTTATTCATATTATTTTATTTTTAATTTATTTTTAATTATTTAATAATTTCATCATTCCAGTTTATTTTACAAATATATTTCCTGCAATGAGGACAATATAATTGATACATATAACTTGCATCAGACCTCTCATTTGATATGAGTTGTAATTCGTTATTACAACAAGGTATAACATTTTCCAATAATTTATATAAATCTTTACTAATTTCTTGTTTTGTTTTGTAATGTTTTATTATATTTTTCATAATTTTTATTTTTAATTGTTAAATAATTGTTTATATTTAGTAGTTAGCGGTAATACTACGAATGTGCTTCAAAAACTTGATTATCTCTTAATCGTATTTGCTCTCTTATCTTTTCGGCTAATTCTTCCACTTCATCAGAATAAAAACAAATTACAGTTCCGTCATCCTTCTTTAGTGCTATCGGTAAGGCGTTTGCGTATGTGTCAAACAGTTTCTTAAATAGTTCTTTTCTGTGGCTGTCATTTAAAATAGCCTCTCTTTGTTTTTGATAATATTTTTGGTATTTCATTCTATTTATATTTTGTTGTTAATAATCGCACTGGTTATAGCCGTAGCCGTTAATATTTAAAAAACATATTTATCTCAAACTCACACCTTTCATTTACCTTAATGTGAGGTTTTTTGTTGAATTTATTTATCTCGCTCCACTCCTTGAATATACCTACTGGATTATTAGCAAGTATCTCATTGTGTAGTTCTGATGTTACTACGTTTCTTCTCCCCCACCTGTAACTCAATAATCCTATTGCATAACATTTGTTATCTGAGAGTTTGTATAACTCTCTCGCAAATTCAACTTCTAAATTAAATAATTCAATTAGCTTCTTGTCTGCATTTTTTTTACTAATTGTTGCTAAACTATCGTTAGTAAGAAATCCATAACCTACATACCATTTACCTTTTTCTTTGTAAGCTTTGGATTCAAATGTATCGTATTTTTTAATATGAGAGATACAAGCATAATAATCGGTGCTGTCTATTATTTCTTGCTTAATAGGGCGAATAGGTGGTTTGTTATTATATTTATTTGAAATAAAAATTGATAAAATCAAAAAATTTACTAAAATTAAAATGATTAATGTTATTGTTTCTGTTTTTACTTTCATAATTTTATTTGGTTTTATATTCTTTTTCTAACATTGTAGATAATAAATTTGCAAATTCTTCTCCAATAAATTCTGTAAATGTCATATAAGATTTATTATAATCTTTTGCATTTACAAATTCTGATATTAATAAATCAATTTTATTTGTTATTATTTTTTTATTTTTAACAATATGGTCTCTTGCAATATCAATATAATTATTGGGCAAATTATACGTTTTTAAACTTTTTATTAAAGCAAGTGTCTTTTTTTGCATTTCTTTTGCTAATTCATCTTTGTCAAAATCTTTTATATGCTCTTGAACTGCTAATAATGCACCTCGCATTAAATAAAAGTCGTAATTATCTTTATAGTGTGGATTTTTACTTCCTAAATGAGTTTCAAAATATCTATAAGCTACATTTTTTGCAACATCTTTTAATTCTTCTTCTGATAAGTATTTTTCTAATATTTCTAAATCTTTGATTTCTTCTTTTTTCATTTTTATATTGTTTAGTTGTTAAATAATTGTTTTTCAAATTTTGCACGTTTTGTCATTCCGATATTAATTTTTTAAGTAATTTTTAACAATAGTTATAATATTAATTTGTCCTGTATAAAATAAATTATCTTTTTTATTTGCAACTTCTTCTAACTCTTTTAAATGGCTTAAGCATAAATCAATTCTCGGTTGTTGGTTTTTTAATGAATTTATTTGCTTGTATAACTCATTGTTTTTTTCTTCTAAAATATCATTTGCTTCTTGTAGTTCTTCTAATTTGGTTTTTTGGTTTTCCATTGGTTTATCTATTATATTGATTTATAAAATTGTGAAAATTGTCTTCCATTTCTTCTTGCTGTTCTATTGTTAGATATTTATTACTATTTCTTTTTTTAATAAAAAATTCATGCAAAAGATTTTCAAACTGTTCTGGATAATCAGCAAGAACCCTTTCTTTTATATGTGTATGATTTATTGGCATTTCAATAAGTGCATCAAATACTTCATCGCAATTTAATAATTTAGTAACGTTTTTAGCATTCTCAGCACTTATTTCAAAAAAATCTTCTTCAATATCTAACTTTAACCCTTTGTTGTAATACTCTACTTTTAATAATTCCATAATATTATTTATTTTTAAGTTTTTGTATTAATTTAAATATTCTATAATTTATTCTAATATGAAAATTATCCCAAGGGGCTTTTTTCCCAATAGTTAGATAATAACCATTTTCATATTCAATTGTTTCAATTATTATTTTTTTCATATCTTTATTATTATGTTTAAAACTATTTTTAATCTGGTATTTCATTATTTAAATTATGATTTTTCTCTCCTGATAATAATTCAGCATTTGAATAATCAATGTATATTTTTGTATGTGGATTGTGATTTTCTAATAAATATCTAATTGCTGGTTCTACTGCCTTATCAAAAGAATTTATATTAAAAATATTATTCAAATATTTTTTCAATCTTATTGCGGTTTCTTCATCTGCCATTTTAAAATAATCTTTTGCTTCTGGATTAATTCCCGTAAAAGAAATTCCAAATTCTGTAGGATTAGTTGAATGTTCTTCGCTTGTTGTTACTATTAATTTTTTCATAATTTTATTTGTTTAATTAAGTTAATTAATTCATCTTTATTCTCTTCATCTATAAATGGTAGAGAAATAAAATCTACTTTATTAAAATCTGATTTCTTTATATAGTTAAAAAAACAACTCCAACTACAAAAATCAACATTAATAGATTTTTTATTAGTTTTTTTGTAATAAATTGTTGCTTCTAATTTTTTTAGCCTTGTAAATTCTTTTTGGCATAAATCACAACCATAAACTTCATTCTCTACAACTCTTTTTTGTTTTACCAAAACTTCCTTATAAACTGCTTTTTTTATTATCATAATTTTATTTGTTTTTGTTATCTAAATAGAATACCAATGGAACTAATACTGAGATACAGCTTGATACACCCATAAAGAATAGCACTATCTCTTTGCTAAAATCACTCCAATAGCATACATTTAAATTACAATTACATAAAGCACCACCTAAATATAATATTAAAGTGCAAATATTAATTGTAATAAATATTAATAATAATTCTAAATGTTTTTTCATAATTTTATTTTTTTTATATAGTTTTTAAAAATTTATATAGTTCCTTATTCCATCTTGCATCATCTAATGCATTATGCTCATTTGTTTGTTTTGGATAATCTAAATTATTTGACATATTATTTATAAAGTTTTTTCCACCATTTTTAATATATTCTTCTTTTTTAAGATTATATATTCTATCAGATTCTTGTTTTAAATCTTTACAATACATAGGAAATCCTTTTGGAAGGTCTTTCATATACCCAAATAACCAACAGAATACTACCCAATCATAATCAGCATAATATGCATAAAATTCTGGATTTAATGATTTATCATTAATTTCATATCTTTTAGCTTCTTGTAAAGTAGATAATCCAAATAGATTATTACTTTTTCCATATATAAATTCAACAATCTCTTCTGCTATTTGTTTATTAGGTTTTCCAAATTTATTAATAAGTTTTTTAAGATTGCAATATGTAAATTTAGGTTTAAAAAATCCATGATTAGTATAATAAAATCCTTCAAATATAGATTTAAGAACATTTTCTCTAATCCAATAATTTTTAATACCATTAACTAAATCGTATCTATTCCAAGCTTCTTTAAGATTAAATTCTTTAGAAATTGCATAATATTCTCTACCTTCTTCATTCACTATTCCAATACTTATTAAATCTATAGTTGGTTTTGTTTTACTAAATAAAGTATTTTGGTTTCCTTCTAAAAATTCTGTATCTAAAAAATATTTCATAATTTTATTTGTTTAATCTTTTTTCTAATTCATTTAATAATTTTCTTGCCTTAGCACAATTATCAGATTCATCTCCGTGAAGTGTTTGCTCCATATTAGATAATATTTCATCTATTTCTTCTAATCTTGCTATAATTTCTATTGTTTCCATTATTTTATTTGTTTTTAATTACTTTAATAATTTTTCTAAAATCAATTAAATCTTGTCCGTAATTAGCATAAACGCCAAAACATTTTTCTTGTTTATCAATCATTGCTATTTTAGCAGATTCTATTTTGTTTTTGTATTTCCAATAAATAGTATCTCCTGCTTTTAAATTTAGTAATTCTTCTTCTGTTATTGTTTTCATAATTTTATTTTGTTAATATTAATACTAAAATTGCCACAAAGATAATAAAAAAAAATATTATCCATCTAACTAATTTTCTAAATTTCTTGTAATATATTTGTTCTTGTTGAAAATATTCTTTTTTTGAATTTTCTGTTTCTGCAAGATTTTGTAAATTAAGATAATCATTCTTAAATATTTGTTTTTGTTCAGCACAATAAGTATTTTCTTTTTTTAATTCTTTAATAGAAAAAACTTTATCTTTACAATATACATACGTCAAATTTTGTGCTTTTAAATTAGAACAATTTTGACATTGTTCGTAAATATTATTTGTTTTCATATAATTTTGTTAATTTATTTTACAAAAATAGTTATTTATTTAATTCATTTTATTTTATAATCTTGTAATATTACATAATTTTAATTGATATTTGTCAATGTTTTGTATTTTGCATTTCATTTTTTAAATAACTTATCTGGGTCCTGATAATATCTAATATTGAATAACCAGCTTTAATTACATATCTTAATTTATACAAGAGAGGATAAGCCACTTCTGCTGAATTAACTGCTCTATTTACATTCAGTTTTTTTTCTGTTGTCAAAACATAAACATACTTTTCAAAGTTATTGTGCTGTCTTGTTTTCTCCTCTGATAGCCAATACAATATTGCTGATATTTGTTGTGCCAAATATACTAATGTCGTTCCGTCGGACAATTGTGTCTCCTGATACTCTTCAATTAAATCATTTAATTTTGATATGTTTTTTTCTATCATACTAATATTTTTTTTAATAAAACAAATATTTTTTAATTATTTTTTCAAAGTCATCAAACGAATAACAAACTTCACACATATACCCATTTTGTCTAAACAATTCCATTTGATATATTTGGTTTTCTGTTGGTTTGTTCTTGCCAAATTTCATTTCAATAAATAAACCTGAATATGTTTTTGTTGGTTTTGCAAACATTAAATCAGGAACTCCACTTAAAACCCCTTCTCTTTTTAGCTTAATAGCAACTTGCAAATTTCTTTTTCCTCCATTTGGTATTGCAAATAGTAAATTTGAATATTGAGGATATTGATAACGAAACCATTTTATACATTCACATTGTAGTTTATGTTCTAAGTTTTTCATATTCTAAAAATTTAAATTATTGCCAAAATTGGCTATTTGATAATCGTGTTCCATTTTTACAAATCCTGTTGAACCTTCTCTATATTTTGCTATATCTATCTCTATTTCTTTATTATTAAAATCTTTGGAATAATAAGCATCTCTATATAAAAATATAATAATATCAGCATCTTGCTCTAACTCCCCACTATCTCGCAAATCACTCAATATTGGTCGCTTATTTCCTCTTGTTTCAGGTGCTCTGCTTAACTGATGTAATGCTATTATTGGAATATCACACCTCTTAGCAAGTCCTTTTAAGCTATGACTTATGTTTCCAAGTTCTATATTTCTACTATCTTTATTTGGAAGTTTTATTAATCCTAAATAATCTATTATTACATAATCAGGTTTTTGCATTATTGTAAGTGTTTCAATTTCTGCAATACTTAACCCTGATTTATCTTCAATTTTTAAATTCCAATTTGATATTTCTCTAATTACTTTTAATAATTTTTCTTCTTCTCCTTTATATAATTGACCTGTTCTGTATCTTTTATTGTCAATTTCTGCTTCTGCAATTATTATTCTTGATGTCAATTTGTTTTTTGTCATCTCTAAACTTATAATAAGTCCTTTTTTATTATCTTTACTATAATTCCTTGCTATTTGTAAAGCAAATGATGTCTTACCCATTGATGGCCTCGCCGCTAATAATATCAAATCTCCTCTCTCTATTATTAAATTGTCTGACAAATCACTCATTTTTAAATCATATTCGTTTTTTATTTCTTGCTTTTTCTTTTTATAGTATGTTTCTACATTTAACAATAATAAATCTGTAAATGATAACGACTTTGTATTTATTCCTAAATATTTGGAAGTAATATTATCAATTTCATTTTTCATAAATTCAACTTCTTCTGTAATATTAATTTCTGCTGATAATCTTTGCTCCTGTAATTTATTAAATTCGTTTAATTTTCTTTTAAGATATTTTTCTAATATTAATTTTGCATAATCTCTAATAGCAGTAGATGTTAATATTCCTGTTGTTAATTTATTTACAAATAAAACACCACCTGCTTTTTCTAATAAATTTTTATTTCTTAAATGTTCTACAAGCGTTAATATATCAATGTGTAATTTATTGTTAAACATATAAGATATTTCAGTGTATAATATTTGATGTTTTTCTTCATAAAACATTTCAGTAGTTAATATATCATTTACGTTAATAAAGCTGTTCTGGTCTGATATTATCATTCCAATTAATTTATTTTCTATATTACTTGTATCTATTTGATAAATTTCATTATCTAATGTTATTGTTTCCATAATTAATTTAATTGTCTGTTACGAATTGGTTCGTTATTTTGCTTATCTGCTATTATTTCGTCATTCCAGCTTTTGTTGTTTAAAAAGGTCTCTGGATTTTTCCTAAATTTTTTATCAGGTTGAGATAATTTATATTTAGGTATGTATTTTATTATATCTTCTCTTTCAATATCTTTTAGTTTTTTCCATTTATTAATTAGTTTTTCTTTGTTACCTATTTTTTTATCATATAAATTCCAAAAAATATCAAACTCTATATTTATATTTTTATTTATAATTACATCTTCATTTTCATATTCATTTTCATATTCAGAGTTTGCTTTAATATTTGCTTGAGCAAAATTTTTATTTTTATTCATTGTTTTTTTACCACCTTTTGAACCTGATATTGCTCTTGTATTACTTAGTAAATTGTCCTTAACCATACGTTTTTGAATTAACAAATCTTCTTCAATTATTAACACATTTTCATCTATTAACTCTGTTAAACACCTTTCAATTAATTGCAATTCATAAGGTAAATGTTTAGCAAGTTTTATAGCAAAATTTTTTATTTGCTTATCAGTTTGCTTATCTTTTTGCTTAAGCAAAATTGTTCCATATTGTTCTGATTTATGCATTATACACATTAAACGAATATATACACCAGTAGCTTCTGCTGAACATTCAATTAATTTCTCATCCGTTAGAAAATCCTGAACATATAAAGGAATGTATGGTTGATTTCTTAACGCCATGATATTAACATATTTTCGGTTATATAATCAAATTCATTTATTAAATTATTTAAAAGTGTTTTATATATATTTATATTTATATTTTTAAAACACTCTGTATATCCTCCAAATTTTATTTTAGGAATATATTGTTTAAAATTTGTTTGTAATATTTTTTCTGTATTTAAACAATTTTCCCAAGTCATTCCATACACCATAAGAACTATCTCAACTGAATATCCAAATTTCATTATTTGATAAAATCTGCAATATTTATGAACAGATGTTCCTATTTTAAAAAATTCTTCATTTTCATTAAATACCCTTATTAAATAAAGGTTCATTTTTTTGTAATTCATGTCCGATGTCTCCTATAAATCCAAAGAGAAAAGGGAGCTGAGACAGGCGGACAACCTTGAAAGCCCCCCAATCAGTTTGGAATATTTTTAATAAATAATTTTTAATTTTAATCATTGTCCGCCATTTAATATTTTGCAAATATACACATTATTTTTTAATAAACAAGAAAAAGTTATTAACATTTTTTAAAAACTTTGTTAATAATTCCATCAAACCACAAAAGCAGTTCAAATATCATTTTTGATAAATATAATTTAATTGTTTTCATAAGTTATTTTGTTAATAATTTTTAATTTTATTTTCAATTTCTTTAATTTCATCTTCTAATAATGATTTAATGAATTTATGTATTAAAGTATATATTTTATTATCTCTGGAATTTTGACGAAAATAAAGTTCTTCTCTATTATGTTCGCTAATTAATATTATTCCATCTCTTTTTATTTTATTAAATTTTTCTAATTCAATTTTTTTTGCACGTAATAAATTCATTAAGTCGCATATTTCTTGTGCTTCATGTTTTTTCATAATTTTACTTTTTTATTGGTTTTTAAATTTTTATATCTCACTCCTTTTATATACGAATTATAATTGATGTCTTGCAGTTCTTCAAATGGAGTTGAAAGTAACATTTCATTCTCAATACTATCCTCTTGCCATTGTATAATCAGACCTTTTTTCGCTTTGGAGTTTAAATCTAAGATAATATCGGATAGATTAAAGTAATATTGCTCGTTAAAACAAGCAATTTCCCCGACCTTATCGCCTAACCAAAAATAATCTTCAATTCCTTGCTTATTGCAAAACAACTTTACGTATTTATTGCATATTGTTTCATATTCTGTGTTTAGTTTTTTTAATTCTTTTTTCATAATTTTATTTGTTTTTGCTAAATTACTAATTTTTATTATTCATTAGTTACTTTTGAAGTTGTATTATTACACGTTTTGAGTTGATTTTTATCAATGTTTTTAATTTCTTCCAGTCGCTCCTGTAACTCCTCAATCAACTTGACACTCTTTTTTGTGTTCTTTGTTGATAGTTTTATTATCATTAATTCGTAATATTCTTTTAACTCTGTATTTGTTATTTCTTCCTGTTTTTCTGTTATCATTTTGTTGTTTATTAAGTTATTTTAAATTCATCATACTCAAATTGACACTCTTCACAATGCCAAATATTCAATCCTTTGTCAAATTTCACATCTTTATTTCCGCAGAAATAACATTTTTTAGATGCTTCCATTTTTTCTTTAATCAGTTTGATATATTCGTTTTGCACCTTTTCTCCTGTATAAAAGAATTCAGTTATTATTGTAAATATGTAGCGTTCCTTTGCAGTTGTGAAACAATCTCGGTTGTTTATACAGAAGTCTAATATGTTTTTAGTTACTTTTTTCATAAGTTAAAAATTTAAAGTTTGTTGTGAAATATTATTTTCAATCCTGTTTATTGCTTTTTCAATGTATTCCTTGTCTATTTCTATTGCTGTTAAGTGTAAGTTCATTTTGTCAAGTTCGTTCGCTTTATGAACTGCTAATGCTATTGAGCCACTTCCAAAATGAGTGTCTAATATCTTTGCGTTTTCAATTGTATACCTGTTTAAAATCCAACTATATAATTCACGTGGTTTTTGTGTAGGGTGTATTTTGTTTTTATCTTCTACATTTATATGTAGTTTATTGTAAATTTTCGCAGGTACTTTGCAATTAGTCCAAGCCATTTCACACATAGCAAAACTAAAATCTTCTGCATTACTTTTTTGCCATATTATAAAATACTCGCTTGTAGGTAATTTAAAATTATTTGCACCCCAAATTATTTGGTTTTTGCTTATTCTAAAAAGTTGCTCAAAATATTCAGTAGTTGGCTTTTCATTGTTCCATTGTCCATTTTCGCTTCCGTGTTTATTTACATGGCTTCCACCTTTTTTAAATCTTTCTAATCCATACGGCGGGTCGCAAATACAAATATCGTAAAACTTATCAGGCGTTTGTTTCATCAATTCCATACAATCGCCTAAATACAAGTCTAAAAAGTCCTGTGTATATACTTTTTTCATAAGTTAATTATTATTTGTCGTTCATTTTTTAATCTTGCAGAGCATACTTTATAAGCAACGTGCTTATTCCTTTTGAGCCATTTTTCAGCGTTCTCTTTTGTGAAGTTAGAGGCGTTAATAACGGCGTTTAATTCATCATAGGTGCAGTCTTGCCGACCTCTACCCATTGACATCAACCTTTGGCGATGTTCTGCTATTTTTTTGAGTAGTTTATTCATCTCTAAATTCATTTGGCTGGTCTTCCCATTGACACTCTGGACATCCTTCTTCAAATTCAAATACTTCGCCTACATAACCACAAATACTACATTTTTTCTCATCGTGCCTTGCTAATTCTCTTTGTAAATCATAATCAAATACTTCCATAATTATTTAATTTTTAAATATTGGTTTTTATTAATATCAAAATTTTGTTCCTTTTTCCATACGTCGTTCATCTGTTCAAAATGTAAATTACACAACATCATTCCTCCACAATACCAAGCTCCAACTTCTTTACTGAAATAAACTTTTTCTTCTTTGTGTTGTGTAGCATCTCTAACACAAGTATAAATCAATGTGTCGCCGTCTTTTATTTCATTTCCATCTACATCTCTAAAACCTGTTATTTCTCTTACATTTCTGTATTCTTTTAACTTTACTTTGTAATTATTATAAATTTTATCTACTACATTGTGTTGTAATAACTTTAAACGTATTTCACGCTCCGAAAGTTCTTTGTCTAATATATTTGCTTCAACCAGCAAATCGTATAAATATTTATTCATTTTTATTTATTTTTAAATTATTAATTGGTTCTATCGTATTCATAAATTCTCTGCACAATTTTAAACATTCGTTTCGTTGTTCTATTCTTATTTTGTCAAATGGATGATTAACTAAATGAACTCTTTCCTCTTTTGGTATTTCAACAAAATCTTTAAACCATTCTATATGCACAATAGCACTCTGATTACAAAAATTCTCTAATCCTTCTCTTGTAAAGATATGATTACACACTAATTCTTTCACTTCTTCTCTTTTATCCTCTCTTACATCTCCTTCTATGTTTAGTATATTGGAATAAAAATCAGTTCTTTTTAATTCTCGTTCTACCAAATCAAAAGGCGTATCTACTAAAACAAAAGCTAATAAGCTATGTTTAACGTTCCATAAGTCCATATAACAATCTAATTGCCTGAAATAATATTCGTGTTTCTTTTCCAATAGGTGAGCATTGAAAGTGTTAAAATCAAAAGTGCTTTTAATGTCTATAATAATTTCAGCTTTAATATCTCTTTTGCCTTTTACCCATTCATTTTCTTTTGTCTCTGGGTCATAAGTCAATAAACTTCCTAAAACTTCACTTAATAAATCTCTACCTTCTTTTTCAACTCTTAATCCTTTTTCAAAATATTTATTTCGTAAAGTGGTTTTTCTTCCATATTTTTCATTAAACACTATTTGAGTGCATAAGTTTTTAGCAGTTTCTGTTAATTTGTAAATCTTACTTTCATTCAATTTATTCTCCAAAGAGTGCCAATCCTTCTCCTGTTTGTCGGTTAATTTTTCTTTATTCCTGTATGCTTCAAGCGTTTCTGTTTGTCTTTCTGTTAAAGGTTTTGGGACACTTACTAAATCTCCCTGATAATGACTCCTAAATTTATATTTATCAAATTTCATAATTATATTTTATTTAGTTATTAATTCCATTACTATTCTAACGTTTGCCAAAATAATATTTATCTTTAAATTTATAAAATTCTTCTTTTACAGATTTAATATGTTCTATATTATGCATTATATCTCTATGATTTTTTATAGAATCATGATAAAGCTCTAAAAAATCTTCAAAAGTTATTTTATGTTCATAAAAAATAAACTGTTCATAATATTCGTCATTAGGATGTGTATATCTTTTGTTTGTTTCTACAAAACTTATTAACTTTGAACATAATTTAACTTTTACTCCCACATAAGTTGTTTTCTTAGACAATTCATATTCAGATTCTGCAATTAGTTTTTCATATTCTCTAATTACCATCTTTGGATTTTTTCTAGCAGTGCTTCTGCTAAAATTTACATATTTAAAATTTTTCATAATTTTATTTTATTTAGTTTCTAATTCTGTTCTTTTTAATTTAAATAAATCTTGGCAATCGTTTTGTAAATTTTCGCCTAATGTTTTCCATAAATTCATTAATTCTACTCCTGTTTTAATAGATTTTAATTTTACTTTTACATCTTCTATTGTTAATTTAGGTTTTTCCAAAACGTTGTCCATTCCTTCATCATCAACTTCTTGTATATCAGCAAACTCATCCTCAAAATGAAATTTTAGGTTTTTACGAAGCAAAGTTTTTTTATACAATTCCTGCCACCAGTCATTATAAAGATACTTCATATTTGAAAGTTCTTTATGTTTGTCTAATTCTTCCTTTGCCATTGTGGTTTGAAATTCTCCTCTTCCTGCTATTCTTACTATACAATATCCGCCAATCAGGGTTTCTAATTTCTTACCAAATGGATTAGCTATTGTATGATTATATATTACTTTGCCGTTTTCTTTTTTTATTTCAAAATCATCTCCACTAAATACTAAATCTAAATCTATAATAGCATTTGGATAATTTTTCAAAAGTCGGTTTTTATATACAATATAATCAAATGTTAAACCTCTTTGTGTGAGAGTGGCGTGTTTGCCGTCTAATGTAACACCCAATCTTTTTAAATCAGACACCACTTTATCAAAATAAGCTACGTCTTTACTCCATAGCCATTTGTTTATATATTCTCGTTGTTTGTTTTGCTTAGAAGCAATTTCAATGATTACATTAATAAAATCTTTTCCATATTTGCTAATAATTTTTTTTAAGTTTTCCATAATTTTTTATTTTTTAATTTCTAATTTAAATAATATATCATATTTTTTCAATGGACACCATTCTGGTATCACATATCCTTTTTCTTCAACAAAAGGTATCATATCTTTTTTATTCATATCTCTTTTTTCTAAAATAGATTTTAATTCGCAAAGATTTATGTTAGTAATTTCTGTGTGAAAATGACAAAAATTACACACTCCATCATTTATTATTATTTTTTTAGTTTCCATAATTTTAATTGTTTTTTTATTACAAAATTAATACTTTTTTTGCTTGTTTTGAACTTTTTATGTTTTATTATTACAATAAAATAGTTGATATTTATCAATCGTTAATTAATTTTAATTTATTTTATAATTGCATTTTGTGGATATAAATATTTTATTTATCTTTGCAAAAATATTAGTTATAACTGCCTTTATTTTGAAAGGCAAAAATAACATTTTAGGAGGAGCTTCTCGTTCCTCCATTTTTTTAAAATCACTCCATTTTGCAAATCCATATTTAAAATCACTGGTTGTTTCTTTTTTGTTTAAAGTCCAAAAACAACTACTGCAATTTCCCCAGTGGTTAGAATATCTTATAACACCTTCTTTTGTGTAAAAGTATTTTGAAGATATTTCGTCATAATCTATAACTCTAAATCCTTCATTGCCATTACGTCCTTGAAAACGTTTTAAAACAGTGTATGTTTGCAGTGTATCTGCGTCAGTTATTTTAGTAATATCATCTCCATTGCTATAATTATCATCTAAAATATAATGTTCTTGGAATATTTGCCAATCCCAAATTATAAAAGAGCCGTAAGATATAAAATCAGGTTCTCTTGTTTCTTTAAAGTTTTTAATTTCTTTGAAATTAACTTTTGTTTTAATAAAAAAAATATCTTTATTTATTTTGCTGTTTATTTTTATTGTTTTCATATTTTTATTTTAAATTGTTAATTTAAAAATATCATTTGTTGTTTTTTCAATAATTAAATCTAAAAACATCTGTTGTCCAGCAGTTGCACCATCAGAATTACAAGGTGCTTTTTCCCAATCTTTTTCTGCTTCGCAAAGAATTTGTTTTACTTCTTCATTATCATTAATATTAAGTTTTTCAGCAATTTCTAATGCTGATGTTGAATTTGAAAAAAATTCAATAATTAAATTTTCAATTTTTGTTTTCATAATTTTGTTTTTTAATTGTTTATATTACAAAGATACGACACTTTTTGATACATTTTACATTTTTACACCTCTATTATTACAACTAAATGATTGATATTTATCAATGTTTTTAATATTATGTTAAATAGAAAACAAAAAAAGTGCTTCATTTTGTTTATTTAATTTTTAAATTTAAGTTTTTAATCATTATAAATACAGAATTTTACCCTGAATATTAGCATTTATTTGAAATTAACAAATAAGCATTAATATAAAAAGTTGATTTTGTTTTTTAATACCCACAAAACCTTAGCCAATCTCCGACACAATACCCTGTAAATTGCATTCATTAATACCACTATATTCAGTGCGAACACCGTTCAGGTCTCTTGTTGTCATCTGCAAGACAGAGCAGGAGGTTATGATATTAATATATTCGTTTTGACCTATCCGTTTTATTTGACTTATTTGGTATAATAAGCAAGGAGATAAAACCCGAACCGAAGACCTTTTTGTTTCCATACTGCAAAATTAATTTAAGTATTTTAAACTATCCGATTTTATCCGTTTATAGTCGTTTAAATTTATCTAATCGGCTACGCTTACAATATTACTATGATTGCTCAAATATCATAAATTAGTCAATTAATTATCCGATTAAGTTTTTTTAAACGTTTAATTTTTTCTAATCGGCTATTGTGTCGTTATAGTTGCGTTTCCGTGTATATTCAATAAAAAAAGTGCCACTAAATTAATAGCGACACTCTAAACAACTAAAATATGAAAACACAAATATAATACTTTTTTCTAAATTACAATAAAAAACTTAAAATTAATAAAATAATACTAACACCGCCAACTATTTTTGTTTTTTTCTTCTCTTTAGACACGTCTTTTTCTAATTTTTCTATATATTTATTAGAATTGTTGTTTATTTTTTCCAAAGTGTTATATTGATTTGTCAAGCCAATTATTGCTTTGTCTTGAATTTGATAATTCATATTGCAGTCCTCTAATACATAAGTCAAACTATCTACATTCTCTATCAATATTTGGTTTTCTGTTATTAATTTTGCAACTTCTTTTTTTAAATCATAAGTGTCTATAATAACTGTATCTCCATTAATTACTACTTTTTTTTGAAAGATACCATTTTGTGATGAACACGTCAAGGTCATTATTAGTATAATTGTCAATAATTTTAATTTTTTCATTTGTTATATTTTTATAATAATTATTTATTTCTGTTGGAGCTACTAATTTCACGCTGTCTAAATATTTCATTAAACTATCTGTGTATTGTTTTTGCTCTTTTAAGACACTATACAAGCTGTCTTGCTGGTTATTAATGTTCATTACTTCTACTTCGTTAGTGTTCCTAAACGTAAGTATTAATATTGATAATAATAACAATAAAATAAGCAAGTTATATGTCCATCTAATATTCCCACCTTTCTCCATAACCTCTCCTTATATGTTCTGATGTTGCTGTTCTAAAATCTATATGAATAAACCTCCATTTTCTGCCTTTGCTATAATCTAATTTTCTTGCTAACCCACCCATATACCTTACTTCATTCCCGTCTATATGGTCATATAATACCGACATTGTATTGTCATATATTTTGTTGTCTATTATTCCTGTCAATCTTATATCACTTGCAATCTTTACGCAGTGTTGAGATTTACCACTTCTTTTTTTTAATTTTTCATATTTCAAGCATCTAAAACCTGATGTTATCTGAATACCTATTTTATTAGTTTTCATTTCTTTATTTATCCAATCTCTTAACATCTGCAAGTAATTGGCATTCATTTCTACTAATTGGAGAAATGTTTTAAAATCTTGCTCTGATAAATCATTAAGATATTCCCAATTCATATCAGCACCAATAGTTCCTATTGCTGTGCCTTCAATAAATTCGTATAATCTAAAATTCTTTGCTATTTTATAATCTTCAATACGCTTTTTCATATTTCAAAGTTTGTATTCGTTAATATCATTTATTTCTTTTTCAATTTGTTCTTCTACTTCTTCTAAATCCAAAAGTGTTAATTTTTTTTCTTCTTTGTGAAACCATTTTCTTATTATGCTTAATATATATATCATCCTTTTATTTTAATTTTATTATATTTGTTTTTTTCTGGTTTATACATTTTTTCATTTTCCTTCTCGTTTGGAATTACTACTCCATTTTTGTTCCTTCTCTTTTTTTCTTTTGCAATTTCTCTCTCTAAGTTGAAAGAACAAGATATTGATAAGAATAATAATAACACCAGCTGTAACCATTTCATTTATTTTGTTTCAGTAAATGGAGAATCAGTTTTACAAGTTGTTGTAAAAGGGTCAAAATTTGGATTTGTAGTTTTATTATTGTCATAAGTAGGATAATACTGATAAGTTATTTTTGGAATTATAGTATATTCCTTCCAATTTTCTCCTAATAATTCTTGCAATCCTTTATACAATTCTTCTGACTTAATATTTTCTTCAATTTGAATGGTTTTTGCCTTTGTGTCAATTGTTATATTCATAATTTTTTATTGTTTAATGATTAATATTTTGCAAATATAATAAATTATTTAGTATTGTTTTTTTTATTATAAATATCTACTGCTGATTGTCCTCCAATATATATAACAGATACCATACCATACCATTGTATTAGTTCAGCACTAAAATCATTTTTATATATAGCAAATAGAACAATAAATGTCCATATCAGCCACGACCATAATTTTCTACTTTTTAATTTCATAATAAATTAATTATATATTCATAACCTTTTGTTGCAATTACTATTCCAATAATGATAATAATAAATATTGTCAATTTCCAATATTTAGAAAAAAACCTTACAAACTCTGTTTGATTTACAACATCATCTATCGGACATATCTCTTGTCTTGTTTTTATTTTAGCCACTGAACCATTCAAAGTGATAAAATGTTTATTTATTTCTTCTAAATTATTAGTAGTTCTTTCCATAAACTTATCTAAATTTCCTTCTATTCGCTTTTGATTACTTGCAATAAGTTTTTGATGCTCTGCAATAAAATTTAAAATTTGGTTTTCTTGTTTTTCCATAGTTATTTAATTGAGTTTAGACAATGGTTTTTTCCTAAGATTAATACTAATATTTTTCCTGTTATCTTTAATGTTTTGGACTTGTAATTCTTGCCTAATACTTTTGAAATAGTATCTCCTCGTTTTCCAAATTGATACTTACTACTGCTTTGAATTAATACTTTATTCCATAGTGTTTTAAATTCCTCATTGCCAAATATATCAATATGAAGTGCTGTTTTTTTCAAATATCCATTTATGGTTTTCCAATAAAAGCCATACTCAAATAACACTACAATAAAGTTAATTATTGATATTGGAATAAACAAAATACAAGCTACTATATATAATATCATTCTCCATCCTCCACTACTACCCATCTGTCGTCTTGCAATTCTAAATGATAACCTGTTTTACAATTAATATTAGTATTATAGCTCTCTAACAAAAACTTATGTTCTGCTAATATATAATTTACATAATTATATACATTTCCATATTCTCTATGTGTATCTATTCCCATTTGTTTTCTATAAACTGCTATTTCAGGATAATCTTCAAGCATTCGTAAGCATTCATCATTTACTTGAACTATTTGTATTAAACAAGCTTCATCGTGCCATAAATCTGCTGGTGGAGTGTTATTGAAGTCATCAACTGCTCTTTGAAGATAATTTGTTTCTATTATATTATCAATGGTTTCCTGTGTTGGCGTAGCAAAATATTCAGTGCATTCAACACTGGTAAGCCATTTTGCATAACTGAAAACACCTGTATCACAAGTAATTTCTATTTGATAGAAAATTTCTTTTTTATCTTCATTTGGTTCAAATCTCGTGTAAGTGTAATTTATCATAATTTTATATTTTTAATTTTTCTACAAAGTTAATTAATTTTATTTACAACCAACCAACTGGAATGTCCCCGTAATTGTCTAAACTTGTTAAACTATTTCCTGCTCCATTCCAACAATCAGTTGTTGTTGGAGTTCCTGTGCCATAAGTGCAATCCCATAATGCTGGTGCTGTCCCTTGTGTTCCAGTGAATGAAGTTCTTAAAAAGCAATTTGCAAAATTTACACTTTGATTTAAAAATCTTGTTGCTTCATCGCCTGTTGAATAGAATATCTCACTATTTTGTTGAAGTTTAACACAAAATCTAAATGTATAATTGAAATTTGTACATTTTGTATTATATTTGAATAAATTTGCAGGAACTGTTGCTAATAGCGAGCATACATTAAATGTTTGTGCAAATGTCGTAACCTCTGTATTATATCTGAATATATCTGTCGGCAATGATGCTAATTTTGAACAAGTTGTAAATCCCATATAAAATGACGTAACCGCTGTATTATATCTGAATATATCTGTCGGCAATGATACTATATTTGTACAACTTTGAAAAATATTATCAAATTTACTAACACTAACATTATATTTAAAAATATCAGAAGTAACTGATGTTAATCCAGTACAACTTTTAAATGTTGAAGTAAAATCTGTTACTGCTGTATTGTATCTAAATAAATCAGCATCTAATGTCGAAAGTATTATTCCAGTACAACCCTCAAATGTAGATTTGAATTTTGTTACATTAACATTATATTTAAAAATGTTTTTATGTATTGTTGATATTCCTGTGCAATTAAGAAATGTTAAAGTAA